GGACGCAACCGACGAGGACCTGGAATGAAGTTCGATAACCTTTTTCTCGACACTGAAACATTCAGCGCCTGTGACCTGAAAAAATGCGGGTCGTATGCCTATGCCGAGCACCCGTCCACCGAAATTATGATAACCACCTTCGCTATTGACGACGGTCCGGTTATGGAGTGGGACGCAACGGCAGATCCCCGGATGCCGCGGGTATTGCGCCGGGCGCTGCGCGAGGTATGCAAGCAAAATACGAAGAGCCGGATTGTTATGCAAAACGGCCTTTTGTTTGATCGCCTTCTCATGCGCCACTGCTGGGGTATAGAGATCCCGGTAAAAAACATCATCGATACGATGATCTGCGCCTACCGGCTATCACTTCCTGGCTCCCTGGACGCGCTATGCCGCGTTCTGGAGATATCCGAGGACTTAGCCAAGGATAAAGCCGGTAAAGCGCTGATACAGCGATTCTGTAAGCCTACGCCGAAGAATTACAAGATCCGCCGTTACACCCGTGAAACGCACCCGGAAGAATGGCGCCGCTTTTTGAAATATGCCCGCAGCGATATATCGTCAATGCGTGAGGTGTTTTACGCGCTGCCGACCTGGGGTGACACCGAGAAAGAAAACGAGATACTCGCCATTGACCAGGCGATCAACGACCGCGGCTTTTACGTCGACATAGCACTGGCCGAGTCCGCCGTCGCCGCGGTTAAGCAGCACAAGCTGGACCTGCAGCGCGAGGCCATGGCGAAATATGGCGGCAGCCTGACCGGTAAGGACTTCCTCCCGATTCTGCGCGACCTGGCGCCGGCGTTCGAGATTCCCAACGCGCAGAAGGCGACCCTGGGCGAGTTACTCGAGGATGAAGACCTGCCAGACGCGGCCCGCGCGCTAATAGAAATGCGCCTCGGCGCGGCGTCTACCGCCTCAACCAAGTACGACCCGCTGCTGCGCGGCTTATCCCGCGACGGCCGGCGCCGCGGCTGTTTGCAGTATGGCGGCGCGAAACGGACACTGCGCTGGGCGGGTAAAGGCTTCCAGCCGCAGAACCTGGCGCGCGGCCATTATGAAGGCGAAGACCTTGATTATGGGATCCGTTGCCTTAAGCGCAACCGCATTACGAAGGCTTTCGATATTGCCAAGCTAACGGCAACCACGGTGCGCGGATGCATTATCGCGGCGCCCGGATGCAAGCTGGTTGTTGCCGACTATTCGAACGTCGAAGGGCGCGGCCTGGCGTGGATATCAGGCGAAGAGGCCACGCTTAACGTTTTCCGGGCCGGCACTGACCTGTATAAAACGCTTGCGTCGACGGTCTTCTGTGTGTCGTATGACGATGTGTCGAAGGACCAGCGCCAGATCGCCAAGGCGATGATTCTCGGCCTTGGCTACGGCGGCGGCGTGGCGGCATTCCTGACATTTGCCAAAAACCTCGGCCTCGACCTCGACCGGCTGGCGCACGACCTGGCCGGCACATTTCCCGACCATATCTGGAAGGCGGCGCGCAGGGGCTGGGAGTTCGCCCGCATCCAGGAGAAAAACAAGCGCGCACCAAAGGGCAAGAAGGCCGAGCGCCCGTCCTATGACCTTCCGAAAAAGGTGTGGCTGACCTGCGACGCATTGAAACGCATGTACCGCGAGGCTAACCCGAATATCGTTAATTTCTGGTCCGAGCTGGAAGCGGCAGCATTGGGTGCGATCCGCAATCCCGGCCGTTCGTTTTGGGCTGGTGCCCGGGTGCGCGAGAATGGCGATAAGGCCGTTAAGTTCACCCGTACCGTGAAAAACGGTAACCCGGGATGGTGGCTTAAGGTTGAGCTGCCGTCTGGTCGCATCCTGTCGTATCCGGGGATCGGCCTGTCGGTCGAGAAAGAGGAAGACGAGGACACCGGCGAGATCCGCACGCGTACCCGTATCAAATACCAGGGGGAGAACCAGACGACGCGCCAGTGGGGCTGGCAATATACCTATGGCGGCAAGCTGGCGGAAAACATCGTACAGGCGCTTTGTCGCGACCTGCTGGCCTGGTCAATGCCCGGCGTCGAGGCCGCGGGGTATAAGATTATTCTGTCCGTGCATGATGAACTTTTAACCGAAGTTCCCGACACGCCGGAGTATACCGTTAAGGACCTGGAGCGCCTTATGTGCGTGCTGCCTGCGTGGGCTAAAGACTTCCCATTGAGCGCCGAGGGATGGGAAGGAAAGAGGTATAAAAAATGACCCCCGAAGGCAGAATTCAGGCTTATGCAATGGCTGAGTTTAAAAAACTCGGGGGCCTGGTAAGAAAAATCCGATACGAGGGGCGCAATGGGTGCCCCGATCTGCTGGTCATCCTGCCCGGCGGCCTGGTCGTGTTCGTGGAGATGAAAAAGGCGGCTAATCTCGGGCCAGACCCGCACCAGGCGCGCGAGCATAAGCGGATGCGCAGTCGCGGCGCACTGGTCTACACAATCGGCAGCAAAGAGCAGGTGGACAAATTGGTTGCAGAAATAGGCTATAGTGTTTAGTATGTTGGTTGCTAAGGAGGACATACCATGCCTAAACCTAAATTGAGAAAGGCCGGCCGGGAGCTGGTTGAAAAATACGGGTCGCTGTCCGCGGCCCCCGATGAGGCGCTTGCTGCCGTTACCAAGCGTTGCAACGGTCCTTGTCGTAAGCGCAAGCCATTAAGTGAGTTCCACCGTTACAGCGGGCGCAGCGTGGATGGTTTCCGCGCAGTCTGCAAACAGTGCCGCCGGGAAGCCGAACGCGAGCGCCAGCGGGTTAAGAGAAAACCAGCACAGGAAGAAACCGAATGAGAGTTTTAGCGGGAGCTATCAAACGTGGCGACGTGCTGCAGGTCGGCGATGTTCTGGAAACTGTTTTCGATGCCTTCCGGCCACTTGACGCGCAGAAACAGGAGATCCGCGTTATCCAGTTCGAGAGCGGGACCGTCATGATCCTGGAATCTTCCGACATTGTGGAGGTACATAAATGACATCTAAGCCTCATTACCGTCTGCGCCGGTTAATAGACTGCCAGGATGGGACTCGTTTTTACACAAAGACATCATTCCGGCCGTACACTTTGATCACGTCCAGTGTTAAAAAATACGCCATTTGGACACATCTCGGGCATGACTTCAACCTGCACGGCACCAGAAATAAATGGGGCGGTTATGCTATGGGTTGGGTTGCCGTATGACCAGATTCAAACGCCGGCCCTATCAAAAGGCAATGACGCGGCATATGCTGCGCCATCCGCGCTGTAATGTCTGGGCCACAATGGGCTCGGGGAAGACGGGCTCCGTGATGTGGACCCTGGACCGACTGTTTCAGACCGGTGATCTCGTCGACGGCGAAGACCGCGTGCTCATCCTGGCGCCGCTGCGCGTCGCGTCCGGCACCTGGCCGGCCGAACAGGAGAAATGGCAATTCCCTAACCTGCGTGTCGGTGACGCAACGGGCCCGGCCGCGCACCGCGTCGCCACGCTGGAAGAAGATTTCAACGTCATATGCCTGAACTACGAGTGCATAGAATGGCTGACCGGGCTCTATGGCCCGGACGACTGGCCGTTTACCGTTATCGTCGCCGATGAGTCAACCAAGCTGAAATCGTACCGGTCAAAGAGCGGCGGCAGCAAACGTGCGAAGGCTCTAAGCCGGGTAGCATGGGGCCGCGTTAAGCGCTTCATCAATCTTACCGGTACGCCGTCACCTAACGGGTTAAAGGATCTGTGGGGGCAAAACTGGTTCGTTGATGCCGGCGAGCGCCTCGGGACGTCCTACGCGGCGTTTACCGATCGCTGGTTCATTACCGAGTCAAAAGGCGACCACCACGCAGCGAAGGGCTACCGGCCGCGTCGGGGCGCCGATGATGAGATCCACCGGGCAATGAAAGATATTTCGTTGACAGTTGACGCTGCCGAGTTCTTCGGCTGTGAAGAGCCGGTGCTTGTCCCGGTGCTGGTAGACCTGCCGAAGAAAGCCCGCAAGATTTATGACCAGATGGAAAAGGAGCTTTTCGCGGAACTGGAGAACGGCGAGGTAGAAGCAGCCAATGCGGCGGCCCGCACGTCTAAATGCCTGCAGATCGCCAGCGGCGCGGTATACGTCACCAATGATGACGGCGAGCGGTCGACCGAGTGGGAGAAAATCCACGACGCTAAACTGGACGCGCTGGATTCCATTATCGACGAGCTGGCGGGCGCCCCGCTTCTGGTGGCCTACCAGTACCGGCACGACCTGGCGCGCATCAAAAAGCGGTTCCCGTTCGCCGAGGACCTGAAAAAAGGCGCTGCCGGTAATAAGCAGATCGACCGCTGGAACGCCGGAAAAATCGACGTATTGCTGGTCCACCCGGCATCGGCCGGTCATGGGCTTAACCTGCAGGATGGCGGATGTCACCTGGCGTTCTTTAGCGACACCTGGAACTATGAGCATTATGCGCAGGTCGTCGAGCGTATAGGGCCAGTGCGCCAGCACCAGGCCGGACACCCGCGGCCAGTGTTTATCTATCTCATCCAGGCAAAGGGCACGCTTGACGAGGTGATGGTCGCTCGTCGCGGCGACAAGGCATCGGTGCAATCGGTGCTTATGGACTACATGAAGCGGAAAAAATAAATGAACTATTACAACGAGTGGGATCCGCAGGCCGCCGCATGGCTTCGCGAACTTATCGAAAATAAACTTATTCCGGAAGGCGTCGTAGATGAAAGATCAATTACCGAAGTACAAGCCAAAGACCTCAAAGGCTTTACACAATGCCACTTCTTCGCAGGAGTTGGAGGCTGGCCTCTTGCGTTACAGATCGCAGGAATTCCCGCGACTCAACGCCTGTGGACGGGCAGTCCGCCGTGCCAGCCTTTTAGCGTGGCTGGAGCAGGAAAAGGGAAAGACGACCCACGTCACCTGGCTCCTACCTTTCTCAATCTCATCGCGGACTGCCGACCTGCACTCATGTTTGGGGAACAAGTTGCGGCAGCAGTTACCAAAGATTTCTGGATCGATTCTTTACTCTTTGAACTGGAGGAAGAAGGCTACTCCAGCGGGTTTAGCGTACTTCCAGCTTGTGGCGTCGGCGCACCGCACAAACGCGATCGACTTTTCTTCGGCGCGTGCCGGATGGCCAACGGTGACGACGATAGACAACAATCAGGTAGCTGGAGAAGGCGCGGCAGCGAACCATCCGGCAAGGGGAACGACATTAGGCGGGGCAGTGCGCTTAACAAACTGGCCGACACATACAGCGAACAACGGAACCGGGGCAGGGACGAGCGGTCGAGAAGGAGGATTGAATCTGCAAACGGCAGCGGCGATCGTAGCGTGGCCCACACCGACAGCGAACGATTTCAAAGGGAGCGGAGAGACAGTGATTCGCAAGGACGGGAAGGACCGGACTTTCGACAGACTGGACTACTCGACGGAGCAGGGGCTGAAAATAACACAGCCAATCCGGGTCATGGCTTCTGGTCAGATGCTGACTGGCTCGGATGCAGGGATGGAAAATTCAGGCCAGTTGAATCCGGCACATTCCCGCTGGCTAATGGGATTCCCGCCCGAGTGGGACGCCTGCGCGGTTATGGCAATGCAATCGTCCCGCAAGTCGCCGCCGAATTCATCAAAGCATTCATGGCGGCCAAAGCAGAAACCGAAACTAAGGCTTAAACATGGCGGATAAATCAAACACGGCGCCGGAGGATAAAGACTGCTGGCGCTCACCTCCGGAGATATTCGATCCGCTCAATGAGCGGTTTAATTTCCGCTACGATATGGCGGCAGCAGATCACAATGCCCTTTGCGCACGGTACTACACCGAACAGAATAGCGCCCTGGGTATCGAGTGGCCCGCAGCATGGAAATGGTGTAACCCGCCTTACTCGAAGCCGCTGCCGTGGTTCCAGCACGCCGCGCAGTACCGGAAAACGGTGTTACTCCTGCACCTGGCCGTCGCTACGCAGTGGATGGACATTGCGCGCAGGGAGGCGAAAACCATCATTCAGCTGACCGAGCGCATCCAGTTTATTCACGCCAGGACCGGCGAGCGCGCGGAGACGAAGAACAATCGCGACTCGCAGATCATCATCTTTGGACGTCGGCCTAATCCCGACGGCGCGCGCATCGTCCAGTGCTCGATCGCGGATATCGCAAAATATCTATAAATGTTGGTTGCAATATTAGCGGAGTCATATTATAGTTAGTTCATAGGGCGGCGCGGTGCCGCAGATGAGTGGGGATAAGATGATGAGCAAACAAGATAAAGTTAGCTACTTAATGCAGCGTTACAACGTGTCTTACCGCGTAGCCGAGGACGCCTTGCGTGATAATGATTGGGATCTAATGATGGCGGCCGGCGATATCCGCGACGAATTATCCGCAGAAGTATAATTCAATCCAGGCCCCGCGAGGGGCCACTTTCAGGAGCAAACACAATGAAACGTATTACCGCAATCGCAATCACCCTGGCCGCCGTTCTGGGCTGCTCGTATGCTGGATCCGCCGCTGCCGTCACTCCGGTTGAAATGTGCCAGGAGCTGGCCGAAATGGGTGGCGTTATTGTCGACGCCAGGGACCGCGGCGACTCGCTGGAAAACGTAACCAACATTATCAACGGTAGCGATATGATCCCGAGCCTTAAAGCCGGCATGACGCGCATCGCCGTTACGATCTACAGCAATCCATCGCTGAAGCGCGCTGACGTTGTGGCGTATGGGTTTAAAGGGTGTATAGACGGAATGTCGAAGGATATGTGAGAAAAGGGCCTTACGGCCCTTTTCTTCTGGAGTCACCCTGCGGACAGTTTATCCTTTAAATTGGTTTCCGCTTCTTCGATAGGGCTTCCCGTACCTGAATAGATGAAGGAGTGATAGTAGATCCCTGGCGTGTTGGCCCCATCCACTGAGACATCAAAAACAACCTGAGCATTATTAGCAGCATCCAGACTGACTACCTGTCTGGCGGAAAATGTCACCAGTTTATCAATAGTGGCAATTTCTGATTCTGCACCATATTCCGGATAGGACGAAATACACTTAATACTTTTCGTTACTGTGAATGACATATTAATAGCCCTCAATTAACTAATAGCTTTTATTTCAACCTCACCCCAGCCATATTCGGCTATGTATCGATATAAAATCATGTTCGCTGAATCGAATACCTCCGCCCCCGGGTATCCTGGCGATGTTCTTGATGTAGGGATTGAGGTGATATCCGTATGACGGTTTGCCATTCCACCCACATCCAGAATAATGCACTGGATAGTGTTTAGCGCAAACACCTTGATGGCATTTGGCAATGTCATTACAAACGACTTCTGGTCAGGGCACACCATATTTGTGCCATGCGTGAACGATACGTTTGCTGCTGCCAGCAGTATATTCACCTCCTTGCCAACCATTTGCGAGGGGAATGTTATCTGAGAAATGGTAGACCCATTAGCCAGGATGCTAGCCGGTATTGAGTAGGTAAAACCCTGAGATGGCCGTGTTCCAAGGGATAATACTCCCGAAGAGAAAGCCCCTTTTGTACTGTAGTCAAGACCCGCCGCTGCTCCGGTGTTACCAACGGTCAGTTCTGGAGAAAGTCGCACATAAGCAAGGTATGCATTGCTAACCCACGTACCGGAAGAAATCAGCCTGTCATTTGACGCCTGGATTTCAGTAACATTTGTTGTGCCTGAGAAGTCAAATGCTGGTGCGGTCATTGCATCCAGTTGATAGATGTTACCGTTGCTGGTGAAAAATGCGTTCGTTAGCGTGCTGGCAAACTGATAAATGGCCGGAATCATATCCGCCCCTGTCGCGCCATTTAACGGCACTGAACTGTACGATACGCCATCGTGATGGAACTGTTGAACCCCGCCAAGTTCAATAACGCCCTTATACGTGCCAGTGACACTCGGATTACTTTTTACCTGAATATCTACATCAACGAAAAATAGCCTCGATATGTCTTTCGCATAGAGTGCGCGATAGGCGCTAATATGCACCCCCTCAAAGCGGAAAAGAGGCGGGAGGTAAGCCGAAGAAGACAGGCCGATATTATCTATGATAAAGGCTGTAGTTGACGTAACAAACTCCCCGCCCGTAACTGCAAACCCCTCACATCCAAGAGCACCTTGGTTGCCAACTTTTAAACAGTAATCGTCGGTATATACCTTGCATTTATCAATATGGTTCCCCATGGCATGATAGGAAGTGCCATTAAGCAATACACTTTCAAGATAGATGCCGTATGTAGACTGTAAAACGCAGTCAGTAAACGTTGCCAGATTTAAGCCAGTACCGTATATCGAATGCTGAAATTTAGAAGTACTATCCGCCGTGCCTACTTTCAAGTTAGAGGCGGTCAGTGACTTATCTAAAGTGGCGTCTGTGAATTTGAAAGCCACAGTTCCGGAACCAGATAAACTACCCCATCTACTCATAACGCGGGCGTTATTTCCGACGATGTTCAGGTGTTTACCATTGATATTAAAATTGAACGCATTTAATGGGGAGTCCACATAAATAATCACACCAGGGTCAAATACCAGAGACATGCTCATTGACAGTGTGACGGACACCGTTGAATCTAAAACATACGTCCCCGCTGGTACGCGCACTTCGCCAACACCCATGGCCATTGCTTTGGTGAAAGCAGCCATCATCGCGGTACCAAACTGAGAATATGGGTCAGAGTGGCGCATTTGAGGGGAGACAAAAACCGCCAGGTCTTGGCCGTTACCTCCTTGTTCTAGGGCAGTAAGTGAAATTCCGGACCCAGAATCGCTTGAAGCCAACTCCTGACGTAATAACTGATCCGTGCGCGGTTTCCAGTTACTGTCTGCCGTCGGGTCAGTGCCTGGCGTCACAACATGCGGCAGCGTACCAGCCCACGAATACCAGTTATTGTCCGCTGGGTTATAAACCACAGTGTCGCGTGCGGTTACAGTGCCGCCGGTGGTGAAATCGAATGCCGCCGGGTCAAAACCCATGTCACGCAGGACCGCCTGGAGAGTTTTTTGGACTTGCCCGGTAACCTGGTTAGTGGCAAAGTCAATCTCCGCGCCGGAAGACACACCACCCGCGCGCCCGGTAATAACTTCAGCCTCGAATATCTGGTGCTTCTTGGCCGTTTTCAGATCTTCCAGCGATAAGACGTCGCCGCATCCGCTTGACATATCAGAATCCTCTTATGAAAAACCAGTATCAAAACCGGTGCTAAACGCCCGCCCGAACGGCGACACGCCATCTTTTTCGTAGTATCCGTCGGAGTAATTGTAACCGGTAATCACCACGGTGCGATTACTACCCGGCGTCACGGTACTAACCAACATCATTTGCGCAGAGTGCCGCGCATCGCTGCCGAAGGAAAACTCGGTCTTTAGTGCGTCGTTACCAGTATAAATGGATTCAGCGGGCGCGGAAAGCATAACCACTTCCTGCGCGTTAGCCCCAGGAGTTACACCAACGCTTTGCACTGACCCGTCGCGCTTTTTGAGTATGATCGAATGGTCTTCACCCGGCGTAAATTCCACCGGTTGCGAAAGTGTGAGAGTAAGCCCACTGACCGCGATAACGTATCCATCGAACGGCGCAACACGCGACCCCTTAACCACACTTATCGGCCGTCCTGGTACGGCGAGAGCGCCTTCCTCCAGCGCTGTGAACTCAACGGCAACACGGTTAAGGCTGTTGCGCTGGTACCGGCGCCACGCATGCCAGTAGGCTTGTTGGTAATTGCGGATACCCTTTGAGTCGTAGGTGTCTGTTTTAACGCCGCCGGTCTCCGGGATCTGGATGGTTTCTTTGATGTTGGTATCCGGGTCAATGTAGCTGAATTTAAGCGAATCGTAGGCTGTGCGGTCGTTAAACTGCCGTGTCCACTTCTCTCCGGACGGCGCTTTACTGCGATGCGTGAATACCATTTCAGGACCTGCGCGAGGGCGTTCCAGGTCCAGATAGATGCTGTGCCCCCGGCGCGACGCTGCGCAGAAAATGGCCTCGGCTATCGTGGAGATGATGTCCTGTGCCGTCGTCTCATATGAGTCGAACGTGTAACAGAATTGCCCGGCAAGCGGCGTGCCGAAATATGCCTCGACCTCTGCTTGCGTGGCTATCAGTTTATCCATGTTTGCCGCTGTAAGATTCAGGTTACCCACCACCGGGTCGCGCATTAAGCGGATCAGAGACTGCACGGCCTGTGTGTTTTCGGTTAGCACCGTATCAAATACCCCGCCGCCGAGATATTTGTAAAGTTTTTCGGTAACAATCAGCGCCAGTTTCGGTGATTTAACTGACGTGGCGCGCGGGGTCTGTTTACGCGCGGTGTGAACGGTTGTTCGGTTGCCGTAATCATGGGTGCGCTCGTAAACCTGCCCGTAGAGCGCATCATATTTTATTTCGTCAACAACCTGGCCCTCGAAGTCGAAATCAGCATCCGTCACCCGGCGCGCTCGGACACGCACGCGGGATGCAAACGGCAGATCGGCGATAATGCTAACGCCAGTTGAGTTTGACGACCGTCCCGATACGGTTCCCTGCACCGCGTAAACATCACCATATGGCGTGTTGTTCTGGTCAAGCAGCTGGTACTGTACCTCGGCGGTTACGCTGGCCGGCTTTTTGCTACTGCTGCCGTTGTCCTTGTACATGCCGTTATCGGCGCTGATATTCACCAGGACGCGCTCACATTCCAGGCTGGTGATAGATACCCAGTCGGTCAAACTCTTCTCTACGGTGTTAACAGGGCCGATCTCGGCCGCGTTACCGGCGGGGTCGGCGGCATTCACCTGATTAACCGTCGGGCTAATCACCTGCCAGGCTGACAGGTTACTGGAGACGTCCAGGACGATGTCGACCTCGCTAACCGAAATAACCGGATAATAGCCGTCCAGATACGGATCCGGGCCGCCGGGGTCATTCAGCGTGACGTTAGCCAGCCGTGCCGTGTCTCCGGCTTCCAGGTACGCGTTAAAGGCCGCATTACCAGATGCGTCGGTGATAGTCCCGGTTGTGCCGGATAACGACGCTATCGTGCCGCCGTCGCCGGTAATACTGGCGTTAAGGTCGTTGGGCGCCTTTAACGTCTGGCCGTCGATCTCATTCGACACGTAGGTGATGAACAGCGGTTCGGTAATCGGGTCGCCTACCAGCGTTTGCGGCACGTCGCCGCTGTTCGGCGAAGTATATGGCGCGTATACGGCAGCCGAGGACCCGGTGATCTCCGAAAGCAGTGTATCGCCGTCCGTGATACCGCTTGCTGGCGTCGACATAGGCCCGCGGCCGACGTCGTAGTAACCGAACTCGATAACCTGGCCGGCGCTGTTATAGAGTTGGTAGCTGTTCATGAGAATCGCCGGAATACTCTGCACCGTGCCGCAAATATCGTAAGTGCGCTCGTAAGGGCGGGCCTTGTTCGTTCGGTCCGTTAAGCTGTTATTCGGGCTCTCGGCCTGCTGGTTGGACAGCCCCGCCGACACCGACGTTTTTTGTGATGGCATTAACAGCTTCAGGATGGGATTAAGAATTTTCCCAACGAAACTGAAAACGGCGCCCACCGCACCGCCGCCCGGCGATTCAACGACGTAATACTCGGCGTTAAGTTCGAGGCGGTCGAAATCCTCGGTCACATCGTTATCTTCGCCTATGCTGCCGATGTATACCCGGAACGGGACGCCGTCCGGAATGTGCTGTAGCACGATCCGCATCGGCGAGGCCCAAAAGCTTTTAGTCTGAAATTCGCCGTTGTCGTCGCGCGTGATTAAGTGTGTTTTCATCGCCAAAACTCAATTTCCTGGTAACGGTCCCGAATATCCGCCAGCGCTTCTAAGCGCACCTGGCGGGCCGCAAGTTCGCAATGGCTAACCATACCGTCGAAGTATACCCCAGCGTGCCACACAATGCGCGACCCAACACGACAGCCCATTAACACCGCGTCGAAATTCTGCGGGGCGTCTACCCGGGAAAGCCCGGACGGATCACGGTGGCCGGCGTCAAAAGCCGCATCTATCTTGGTCGGGGAAATTACGTCGAAGATCGGCGTATCGAGCCCAGCTGCCGCACGCACGCGGCGGACGTGATGCCAGCAATGGTAAGTCCTGAAATTGTATGGCGTGCCAGTGTAGTCGTTTATGTTCACGATGCGAGGACCCCGCGTAATAATGGGACCTCTGTCGGCGTCGCTAAAAGGCCTGTGCCGCGCTCGTTAAGCCGTGGCACGCCGACGTCGGCGGTAAAAACGCCCTTCTCCTGCGATAAAGACTGCAGGTCATAAGTAACCGGCCCGTCGCAGGGATAGGATAAATCTGTACTGATAAACCGGCGATACGTGAAAACAGGCCACTCCTGGTTATCCAGCGGAATATTCTGCATTTCGTCGTCAAGCTGGTTACCGACATCCGGCAGCGTGAAAGATGCCTGCTGGTCGAGGTTGTTGCTGTTCGCCGCATTATTCGCGTTCATCGGTGACGGCTCAAACGTCACCGTTTCCCCAGTCTCCAGCGTTGCCGTTAATGGGGAAGTCCCTTTGACGATCAGATACCGCTTCGAAAGCAGCGGGTGTGTTATCTCGACCGTTTCGTAGTCGATCTGGCCTTCCGGGTTAGAGGCCAGCTTGCGCTTATAGGCTTCGATTACCGATTCTTCGCTCATTTGTATGACCTTTTCACGCTGTAATACGCCCTTTGGATGTCGCTGTGAATACGGCAGTATTTAAACCATCCGCGCATATATTCGGAGACCAACTCTTTACTTCTACTCATTGCATCGGGTCCCATATCCGCGGAAAGTGGGTCTGGTCGTAGGCATACTGCGCCAGGAAGCGGTTAAGGCTATCGCCATAGCAGCCGAAGAGTTCCGGCAGATTGGCGGTAAGACAATCGCTGTCCTGGTTAGGCGTGCGCTCGGCAGTTAACGTGAACGAGATCACCCAATTCTTTCCGTCCTGCGTGGTGTCGCTGATTGTGCTGGTGATCCAGACCTGGTGGTCCTGCAGGCCCAGGCCACTATCCAGCGTCATAACGAACGAATTGGCGCCGCCGTCTATCTGGTTCAGGAATGCGTAGAACGCCTGCCGGCCGAGCGACGAAACAACCAGCACGACGCTAAACGGCACAGCATCATAAAAGGTATCGCGCCCCTGGCGCGGTGCGCCGCCTTGCACGTCGTTGCGATAAATGTTGTTACCGCGGGTCAGCGAGTAACCCTGGTTCACTATCGGCCGCAGAGAGGCCGGAAATCGTAAATCACTCATCGTTAGAATCCTGGCTGGTTGCGCGTGTTACGGCGGGATAGCGAGATCTGCGAATTACTGTCCTGCATGTCGCTGGATACCGTTTCCCGGATAAGTATACGTAATCGCCCCTCATCATCGCGTTCCGTGGTGGCCTGGTCGATACGCCCGGTAGTCTGGTTGACGATAACCACGCTGTCGTTATTGTTCTGTTTGCTGCCGCTCTCTCCCATGATCTGGCGCATCTGCTGCGCGGTGCGCACGCGCGACGCCGAGGCGGGCATAATCACTTCCGGCTTGCCACGCTCGGCGACAGTTGACGCCTGCCCGGCCGACAGTGTGCCGCCCTGCTCGCGCGCCGACCGTATTTTAGCGACGTTAGCTGCGCCCGCGGCTACGGCAGCGGCGGCAGCGGCTACGCCCAGCGCCGGGCCGATGATAGGGATAGGGGCGAGAGCGGAATAGGCTGCGGTAGCCGCTTTGTAGGTGTTGATCACCGTTTCGGTGATGGCGGCGGCTTTATACAGCGCGTTACCTTCGCCGAGGGCGGATTTAAGCGACGACGTGGTGTCGCTTAACGTTTTCGAGTAGGAGTCCAGGCGCTTCTCGTCGGCCTGCTGCGCGATCTGCAAAAGCGCGTTCTGATATTCTTGCTCGCTAATGATCCCTCGATCGTAAAACTCTTTGGCTTTGTCCTCTTTCGCTTTTTGCTGTACGTCGATTAGTTCCAGCTCTGTCGCGTTAAGCGCCTGGATGTCGGCGATATATTGATCATGCTGGCCCTGTTTCCTGGCGGCCTCCTGCTGCCGCTTGTCCAGTTCTTTCTGGCGGGCTTCCTCGGCGGCCAGCTGGATGTCAGTTTTCGCCTGCTCGTATTCCTGCGCGCTGATTGTGCCCAGCTTCTGGAACTCGTCCAGCTTCGCCAGTTTCTGCTGTTCCGTGGCATTGATGCGGGCGATCTCATCTCCGGAGGTACGGTCTACCTGCGCGAGAAAATCAGCGGCCGCCTTCTGCTGGCGCGCGGCTTCGTTTGCTTCACGCTTCGCGACAGCTGCAGCACGGTTAGCGGCGGCTTTATTGATCCGGTCGTTTTTCTCTTTCTCCGTCTTGTCAATGCGCGCGATATCCTGCTGGGCTTCCTTATCCCGGGCGGCATTGTACGCGGCGATCTGTTCCTGTGTGACGCCTTCACGCTTGGCGAAAGCCTCTTTATCGGCAGCAGCCATGGCGTTGACGCGGTCACGCTCGCTTAACGTGGCGATCTGCGCGTTTTTAACAATGGCGTCGTTCTGCTCTCGGATCCGCTGGGTGGTGGAGTTTACCGCCTTACCCATGCGATTCTGTGATTCTGTTACCAGGTCCTGCTGCTTCTGCGCGGTCGCCAGCGCGCTAGCGTTCTGCTGCGCGGCCGTGGCCTGGTCCAGCAGTTCTTTCTTATTCTCGGTGGCGGCTACCGCCGCAGCTGCCGTTGCATCGGCAACCTTCTGCGCGTTTTCGGCCGACGGCTCGGCGTTAAACTGGCGCTGGGCCACCAGCATGTCGGAAATTTCTTTTGTGCCTACGCCATAAGTCGCGGCCAGCTCATTCACCGCGGCGGCGAGGTTACCGTATTTCGCGCTGTTCGCATCGGCGAGCACGTTGATATTGGACAGCGTATCGCCGACATTCATGTTTCGCGCGATCATATCGTCCAGGGTGGCGATATTGGTCTGCGCGGCGACGCTGTTACCGAGTAGCTCTTTTCCCTGTTCGCGGATCGCCGTCGTGGCCCGCTCGATTTGCTGCGCCGCCTGCAGGCCGATCAGCTTAACCATGCTGCCGTATGCGGCGTCGCCGTTCTGGCTAAGCTGCACCAGCGCGTCGGAAAACTCGATCGTGCCATCTTTGGCGGTCTGGAACGACTTGGAAAGCTCGCTCGCTCCTTTCTCCAGGTCTTTAGCGCTGGCGCCGGTGTCGGTGAATGCCTTATACAGTACGCCACCAACGGCAGAAGCCAGGGCGATAACGGCACCCAGCACCGCGCCGCCCGGGCCGAATGCGCCGGCAAGCTGGCTGCCCTGCTGGCCGATAGCGACGAAGGCCGACGTACCGCTCTGCAGCTGCACGACCATATCCTGGACCTGGAAACCGACCTGCCCGGCGGCGTTGCGGAACTTGGCAAAGCCATCGTTAGCCGCTTTTTGGGTGGCGGTGTTAACCTTGTTGACGTCCGGCGTTAGCCGGTTAACCGACGCGTCGGCACGGTCGGCGGAGGAGGCAAACTGATCAAGCTGTTTCGCCCCGGCGTCGGCACCTTCGGTCTTCACCCTTGCAACTAGTGACGCTGTGTCAGCCATCGTGTCTGCCCTCGAAAATGGCGTCAATACGCATAATCAAATCCGCTTCCATAATGCTGATCCGCTGCCCGGTTACCGCCTTGTAATCGACGATATCGGACCACTTAAGCATTTCTCGCGGGTATATCATCATAGTATCATTAGTTTCGCGCTGTATGAATTTTAGTTCCCTGTATTTCTCGAACACACCAGCAAAAATTAAGGGGCACTCGGGCCCCTTTAATTCTTCGCGCTGCGCGCCGGATATGACCCCCATCGAGATCAGCGCGGCCTCATGCCCCGCCGATATCTGGTCGAACTCCTGCCGACGCTGCCGTGTTACGAATTGCCAGGTCGCAAACTCACACAGCGCTTTTACTTTGCGTTAAGTTCTTCCCGGATCTTGGTGTGGAAGGTGGCGACCTGCGGCGCGAGGCCGCGATACTGGCGCAGCAATTCCGCGAAGCCCTCGCGGCTAAACTCTTCATCGAACGACCAGCCGGTAACCAGTTCAACCGCGAGATCACGATTAAGGCTCTCCACCTGGATATTTCGTTTCTCGTTCCATTCGGTGTAGTTGTCTTTCGCTTTACAGGCCGCTTCCAGCTCTTCCAGCGAGGCGTCGACGGCCCGCACAGCTGCCGTGTATGCGCGTCCGGCTTCGATCGAGACATCGCAGTCCGGGCCGCGCACCTGCAGCCATTCGCCGGAGTCTTCACCATTCGGCAGCAAGATCGGCATACGCGACCCGGCTTCGTGTTTGTCGGCAAAGTAGAAATCTTTCAGCTTCATTTTTAACTCGCTATGGTTGATTTGTTGGTTGCGATATGTTTATATACATGTAGAACTTTCAAAGAGGAATATACCATGACGCAATTCATTATAGCAATTCTGGCGATGGGCCTAAACCTGGCCGTGCTGTTCTTCGTTGTACGCTATGCCACGCGGTCAAGCGAACAGGTCGAATTGTTGCGCCAGATTCTCGCGAACGCGAAACCGGAAGTAAAAAGCGAAATCGTTAAACTGACAGAAGAGAGGGCGAAACGCGTATGCAAGTAGAAATAAGACCATTTTTCTATAAAGATAAATTCTGCTGGGCGGCATTGGTAATAAACGGCGTGTCCATAGGTAGATTTTCTTCCGAGAGCCGGGCAAGAGAATACGCAGAAAAGATGTCACTTAAGCGAAAAAAGCTAAAACGAAGTTTTAAGTTGTTAGGTTAAGGGGCCGTTAGGCCCCCTTTCTTTTACGCGTACACAAGGCGCTGAATGACGATAGACGATTGCTGGCTATTACCAGTCGCCTGACCTTCAATGCTCTGCGTCACTGACTCTGCACCGCCAATCTCCGGCGTTACTGCCGTTAATTCGGCCCGCTTCATCGAGATAGACATTGCACCCTTCACACCAGACAGAATCGAGTTAATTTCGACCTGCGTCTCGTTAATGAATTTCTGGATCATCGCCATGTCGTAAAGTTTACCGGCGATAGAGAAGGTGTTGACCGCACGGCCGCGCTCGACAAACGCCACGCTATTATTACCCAGCTCGAATTGCGCCGATGCGCCGTTGTCGTTGGTGAAGGTCAGCGTATCGCACTTAAGCGGCTGAATACCATCGAACACGGAGACGTCAACCGAAGAGAACGGCTCCGCGTCAAAGGTGATCTGTGAGAAGTCCGAACCGGCCGGCGGCGCGGTGAGAATTTCCTGCGTCATGCCGATGAACGGGAAAGATCCGGTAACCATGGCGTTCACAGCCTGCTCAATAGTGAAGCCGGAAATCTCAACACCGCGGGTGACAACGAAGCTGTCCGGGTTACCGCACTGGCCTTTGAACCAGGTAAGGATGGAGAAGGTCTTACACAGGTTGCCGGTTTCCAGCTTGTCGCCGGTGGCGTAATCAGTCTCCGCTGCGGCTGCAGTGGTGAGCGCGTACTGAATGGCTGCACCGGCCACAACGGTGTCGTTAACGCTGGTGACGATAAACGGCAGCCCGTTATTGCCCGGCAGATCGGCAAAGCGGATGAGGTCGCCAACTTCGACGCCGTCGGTAAGGAAGTTGCCCGCCGAGCGCGTGAACGTTTTGGCGCCCGCATCAACCGCAACGTCTACCGATGTACCGGTCACACCAGCCACCCAGGAAGACGTCATCGCACCCGCGAGAAAATCATCCTGGCTGCGGGAACTCAGTTCGATCGCGTATTCGCCGGAGACCTGTTTATTCCCGGTGCGGATGAAGGATGTTTCCCGGCTGCCGTCAAGCTCGTTGGATGTCAGCGCGTCGCGGGTTACCGCGGGCACGCCGCCGGTGTTGCGCAGCGGCGACCATACCGGGCTGGTCGGTGTAGTTCCTGGCGTTGTCTCCGCAACGTAAAACTGTGCGGTAAGCGCGCCCTTATATGGCTGTACCATTTTTATAACCTCGCAGTAAATGCTATGAAATTAATGGATAAAGGGCGAGTGGCCCATCCGTTTTGCACTATCAGAGGCCCCAGGCTCACCGATTGCACCTCGGCGCAAATTGCGTTGCGCGACACCGCAGATCCCGCTTTAAACGCCGCATTCAATAAGTCTGCCATTTTATTGATCGGCGCGCTACCTTTCGCCTGCGCGTAGTTAATATCGACCTGATACACGCCAGCACGCTGCTCTGTCCAGAACAGGTCCGCCTGCTCCGTATCGGCCAGCAGCATGTAGCTTGCCAGATACGGCGTATCGGTGGACGTCGGCGCGTCGATATTCTCCAGCGCAACGGCGATATTGTTGGCCGTGCCGAAGGCCTTCAATGCGATGTCGAACGCTTTCGTTAAGTCCTCAAAGTAACCCATTATCGCACCTTCGCGGCTTCTTCATCTATCAGTTGCTGGAATCGTAGCACATTAACGCGCACAACGCCTTGCGGCGCTTGCTTTGAGAATCCGCCTACGGTGTTCGGCCCGTCGCCGGGGTAGCCCCCGTATTCGATAATGTTGGCGTAGGGCAGATTATTAGCCAGGGTAAATTCATACCAGTTAGGATCCCGGGTAATGACGCTGCTCATCTGAGCAATGGCTTTGGATCCGGAAGGGTCGATTCCGTTTTTCACGCCCACAGCGGTATTACCACCGGACGCCGCCTGCCAGTTCATCCGAAAGCGGCCAGTGTCTACCGGACTGGCCTTGATTATTGCAGAGAACAGTTTTAGCGATACCTGGCGCATAACGGTTTCGTTATTTTTCTTCGTCTTCTCGACGAATGCCCGGACGTCAAGCGAAAAAGAGCCCATTATTTTCGCACCTGAATAAACCACGCGATCACGTCGTCGTTCACCATCTTTGTCTCGATAGCGACGATTGACCACTCGGCGCCATTAAACGACACCTTATCTTCCATGGTCGGCAGCACGCTGTGATCGGCCTTCACGATCATATCGCCAGCTTGTATGGTAGTTCCGTTCACCAGCGCCACGTTAACCGGTACAGGGACCGAGGTTAACGGGATCGTGGTCGGCGGCGATTCAACATATTCGCCTTCATCCGGGTCCCACACTTTAGACCCGGCGCGAATCAGATTAACGGCGCTGCCGTACTTACCTAAAAGGCGCGTCGCGGTTTTCTGCATGCGCTTGCTGAATGCACTGGACATTATACCGGCTCCAGGCGAGAAATAACGAGAAGGCCCGACGGCGCGGTGCCCCAGGCCGTTACCGCCGCAGCCTGCGGATAAATGCCGCCGAAGTTCGTCCCGGCGCTGTCGCGCATGATCTGCACCGCGAAAGTCTGTCCGGCGGTGGCGTTAATAACAACGCGAGACTCGATCGGGATTGTCACATCGGCGCTTACCAACTTCGTAGCCGCTGGCGAGCCATATTGTGCACCGGCAAGAAGGAGACGGGATAATAGAATCGACGTGCCACTGGCGCCGGTGCGTCCGGCCTGCAGCTTGATACGTACCGCATAATTACCCGCAACATTGAACGTTACCAGTCCTGCGGCCGAGATAGAAACCGGGTCCGTTGGTGAGCCTTGCGCCGCGCCGAAAGCAACCTGCAGCGGGGTGTCAACGGCGGTAGGCGCCTGCGTAACGGTAGATGTCGCACGCAACACCTCAACCTCTTTCACGCCGGCGGCAGCATAGATGGGGGAATCCGCCAGTTGTGTTAAAACACCACGCAAAACCTCCGGCGTGATAGCTCCGGACGTGTTATCCGCCAGGTCCGTCGCTATTTTGGTGAACATTTCGGTTTTGGTAAGCGCCATATCAGCCCCGGAATACGTTGAACGATGAGCCGTTATTCGCCCCGCACAGCAGAGGCGCCAGCGCGTCAAGCGCTATGATAATTTCGACGGTGGACCCGTTGTTGCCGTTGTTGAAGTATTCGACTGTCACCGCGCCTTCTACGCGCTCCATCGACACCGCCCGGCCGTCGCTTGTCCCGCGTACGTCCGTACCGACGCCATATTCCACGGCAGCGGCCACCTGTGCGCGGATGACCTGGGAAGGGATACTATCGACCGCAACGGGGAAACCATAAAGCGTTACGTTTTTGCGGGGATACGCCAGCTCCTGCGCCGCAGACACGCGACTACCGCACATCGCGGGTTCCTGCAGGCCAACATATCCTGCGCCATTGCGTAACGCCTGCTCCGCTTCCGTATCGTCGGCGGGCAACTCCCAGCCATATTTAGCCGCGAGTGCGCGGGCGTCCGACAAGCTAACATAGCTATCGGCCCCAGCTACGATGCTGCCATCCTCGACTATAAGAGCCATCCGTTACCCCCAATGCCAGGAATTATTGTTCAGCAGTCGCGCGACGGCGACGACGCTGGCGATCGACGCCACCACCGTTATTGTGCGCTTCTTCATTTTCTGGCGATGTCGCTACCAGTTCTTCGGGTTTAACTTCGCCGCGTTGGGGGATGAGTTGCCCGTCAATTTCCACAAGGCCATTGTAGCGCTCACGGATCACATAATTATCATTTGCCATTTTTTTTTAGTCCTGTTACGGCCCCGAAGGGCCGTTAATTACGAAACAGTTACGACGGTGCTATCGGAAACGATATTACCATAACCGTCTTGCATCACAACTTTATAGGTGCCGGAATCCGCCGCAGTAGTAGAGGCTTTTACGTAGCTCGCAGAAGTGGCGCCCGAGATCGCATTACCATTTTTAAACCACTGATGGCTATACGGCTCAAGGCCGCCTGTGGCCGCTACGGTAAGCGTCATGGTCTGCCCGGCGGTAACTGCTGTGGCATCATTTAGGCCAGTAGAAAAAGACGCTGGAGAAATATTCGCCATGTCGATCTTGACCAGCTCGCCGGTATCTTCTGAAACCCCGGTAATGCGTCGTTTAATTACATCAACCATTTTCTATTCCTCTTAAGAAGCCGTTAAAATGCCCGCGGCGCGGAGTTTAGCAAGCAGGGCATTAAATTCTGCCTGGGTTGGGGCCGCGGCGGAATCAGCTTGCGCCGGTTGTAACAGAACTCCGCCGCGTTGGGTCGCTGTTGGCACTTTATTACCCGCCATTGCAGTTGTCCCCGTAGTGCCAATTGCCGGCGGATACGTGGTAGGTTTACCACTAACCTGGTCAAACGCCAGACTCGCGTCTTTCAGGCTGCGCGGCAGCCCTTTACCGGTGGTAGCCATACATTTCTCCTGTATGAATGTGAAAAGAGGGGCCGAGGCCCCTCCTGATTATACGCTACCGTTAAGCGCCTACACCAGTTACCAGGAACGCGATCGGCACGTGTTTGCGCTCAACCACGCGGTTCCAGTTAGTGGCATTCGCCAGGTCCTGCCAGGAGGCCGAACGCGCGATAGTCTCGCTGCCGTTGCCGGTGATAACTGCACTGGTGAAGCTGTAGCCCAGCGGATGCAGCAACCAGGTTTTACGGGTCCACAGGGTTTCGACGCCACCACCGTTGCCGCGGGACGCTTCGCGCTCGTATTCCAGCGGGTTAGTCGGGCTGCCTTCGCCGTAGCCGATCGCGCCATTGCCGAAAATGACGCTGATAAACTTACGGTCGTTGCCGGTGCCGACTACCGTCATACTGTCGTCCACCACCACGCGGTAACCCTGATAGGTGGCAAACATGGTGTTATTGTCGGCATCACGCACAAAGTCAATCAGCTGCTCCTTGCGGGCCTGCGCATAAACGAAGCTGTGCATCGCAATAGCGCCGAGAACGTCACCGGACGCCCCCATCAAAGCGTCGCCCATGGTCTGGGTAGCGTCAATGAATGCGCCGGCGTCAAAGCCCAGAGTAGCGGACACGTCGATAACCATGTCATCCTGGGTGTGGTAGTCGTCGGTAGCCGCGCGGTTGTCGTTGTACAGGCCTAACGCAGTTGCGATCAGCCGGCGCTGTGCCTGGCGCTGCCAGAAGTTATCGAGACGATTCGCCACGGACTGCAGCGGGTTCTGGCTGGTCAGCTCAACGGTAAGATCCGCCTGGCCGAAACCTTCGTTCAGGTACGCTACGCGCGCCATCATTTCACCGGTCTGTACATTGCGCGGGGTCGCGATATCCTGATAAACGTCGTTCGAGTAGTTCGGCTCGATGGACGTATCAATCGCTTTCCAGAAAGGAATATTTGCGATGTTAGACGGGCCGCTGGCGATCTCGGCAGCGTAGGGCGTTGGGGTTAAGATCCCGGAATCAAAGAACGCGGTTTTTTCTACCGGGTCTTCGGTCATATAGGACAGGATGACCGGTTCATTTCCGGTTACGATATCGCCGATAGTGGTAATAGCCATTATTTTTTCCTCTGGGCCTCAAGTTGCCGTTTAAATTCGGCTGGATCTGATTTACTGAATGCGATGCGTTCAGCGTCGTTCATTTCACTTAACGTTTTAGCGGCCCCGCCGCCTCGATTACCGGAGGCCCCGCCACCGGATGCAGCACTCGCCTTTAACAAATGGCTGAATGCTTTGTGTTCCCGCAAATGTTTGCGAAATTGTTCTGGGTCAGTAGTAATGACGTTACCATTAGCATCAAGGTATTTGGTCACTACGTCTTCGCCATCGAATTCGGTTCGCACGAACGGCGCCAGGATCTCGACGGCTTCCGGAGTAATGAAGTCTCCGGCAAAGGCGCCGATAGCCGCTTTACGCTCACTGCCAAGCACCCGGGCCGCAAGCGAGTTATACCGTGCGTCTTTCTCTGCTAACACTGGCTCGTACTGACTACGAATCGTCTTCTCGAATTCGTCCATTTTACCAGCAGATTTTAAAGCCTCCTGGTGTTCGCGCTGCCGTAGTTCCTCGGCCTCTTTGGCCCTGCGCGACGCCTCTTTACTCTCATTGAGAAGTGCGTCACGGTTAGCTTTAAGCCCGGCTACTTCTTTAGCGATCAGCTCATCGACTTCTGCCTGGGTGTAGGTCTTTGGCGCGTCGCCTCCGCCACCACCCTGCGATCCGTCATCGTGCTCATCCTGGTACGCGAAAAGGAAAGACTGTAAAAAACGATTCATAGTACGTAGACCCCTGGTCTTTATGAATCCGGGCCACCCGGATTTACATACGCTAAATATACAGGGCAGCGCAAGTATTAACAATATATCTGCAAATGTTGGTTGCAATATGTATGAATCAATATTATAGTTAGTTCACCGAAACGAAACCGAGGAAACCAACATGATTTTATTTAACTACCGCCCATCATTCGAAGAGGCCTGGGCTAAAACCGATTTCAGGGTTGTTATGGGTGGAATGGGTGACGATACCGCAATGCTTATTGCAGAAATGTATAAAAGAGGGTACGAGCCCGATGAGATAGTTTTCTGCGACACCGGATCCGAGTTCCAACATACTTATGAGTTTATCGGGTTTCTCCGTAGCTGGTGTAACGCTAAAAAATGGTCAAAGGTCGTAGTCCTGCGTAAATGGGATAAGCACGGAGAACCGTTAAGCGTTATTGGCACCGCGGAGGCCAATAACGATTTACCTGCTGCCGCTTTTGGTAAGAAGACGTGTAGCCTGCGATACAAAACCGAGACTGCTGATAAATATTTCAATAACCATCCAAAAGCGTGGGCCGCGTGGGGCGTTGACGGTAAGGGTAAAAAACTTAACACCCATACCGGAAGTATTTTACGTATCGTTGGGATCAATGCCGACGAACCGAACCGCGCGGCTAAATGGCAGCCAGAGGATAAGTGGTGCCAGGTATTCCCTTTATTCGATTGGGATATCGGCGAAAAAGAATCCTTGGCTGTCGAAGAAGTTGGTCTGTATTACCCCGGTAAATCTAGCTGCATATGCTGTCCCCATCTTACCGGAGGGGAGTTGTATATGCTAAAAATGCAATATCCAGAAGACTATGAACGCGTCCGTAGAATAGAGAAGAATTATCAGGAAACAAAGATGACGGCGGAAAGCACTACGATAGGCTTGTGCCGTGGTAAGACTATTGACCAAAAGCTGAATGAGTTTTTAACATGTGGCGTTGACCGCGCCGAAGGGGGTAAATGTGAGGCGTGCAAATGATGAAACCAATGGCAAAGCGTAACCCGACGAAGTACCAGCAACGGCGCCGGGTTTTCCTGGCCTATCTTCCGGCAGCGTGGGTGGCTATAGCCTTCGTCTGCTGGGGCCTGGCCTGGCTGATAAAAAACGCCCCATTATAGGGGCGTTGTTATATTCCGGATCCAGTTCTGCAGCTGATACACCTGCAGCCTTAACTTTCTCCCGCAATCCATGTTCTGCACGTCTGCATTGAGATCTGCATCACTGTCCTTTTCCGCCGGCTGAAACTGGCACGGCTTCGTCATCATAGCCGGGGATGGCGTTGGCATTATCGATGGCACGTTGTTTAATCCGCACCCGCTCATCGTCAAAAGTACAGCGCACACGATCAGGATTTTGCACATATTTAACCACCTCTCGGGTTATCACTACGGTTTTCTCGGCGCCGGCCTGTTCGGCTTCGGCGGCCTTCGTATCGTTTACCTGCTGCGCGGTTACCCGTTTCGCCAGTGTCGCCCGGGCCTTTTCTTCCTGCTGTGCTACCAGCTTCGCGCGACCTTCATTCCAGCCGTTCCTGTACTGCCATTGGCCGTAAATAAACGCAACCAACAACCCGATACTAAGCGCTATACAGATATTTTTCAGCCCCATCATTCCACCTTTACATTGCTGCCGTTGACTTCTCGCAAAATAAATGATACGATCAGCTTCGCTTTTGAGCGACGCCCCGCTAGGGCGGGCGCGCAACAAGCAATTGAAGTGATCGATTCAGCCTACCTCGTTATAACTCCTTGATTTCACTCACTTAATTTCGTCACTCGCAAACTAAAACGGCAGCAACCAACGAAATTAACCTAAGTCCTTGATATTTATACTCGCAATTCGACTCGCAAAATTTTGCGAGTCTTGCGAGCCGCCGTTACACGTAATTTATTACGAGTTCCCGGACAGGAATTTTGCAACGCGTTTATCGTTGTCCGCCATCTCGCGCAGGGTCAGCGGCCGGCCGAAACCGTCTACCGACGCAGCCCGGAATTCCTCCGCAGTCATGCCGCTATTACGGAAAATATTACCCCGAACCGGGCCGAGCGCTTCATCCTGGAACCACGCCGGCTGCATCTGCAGGAATTCATAGTATGACGTGTCGGCGTCTACCTGTGTGCCTCCGTCGGCCCCTCGCGCAGCCCGCTTCCCGCCGACATCAAGGAAGTCGAACTCGCTGCTGATCACCGGCGCGGTGGTCGTCCTGCAGTTCGGATGCAGCGGCGGCAGCGGCCCCTTGCCGATATCGTAGACCTTGCCATGCGGCAGGTTACGGCAAATCGACGAGGTGCGCTTGTCCAGGGTCACCACCAGCTCGTAGCCTTCCACAATATCGTCGTTTTTCTGGTATACGAGGTTTTTCGCTTCGGTCGATACGTGGTTGATCGCTGTTCTAACCACCGTTGCCGCATTACGGCTTGACACGTCCGCCAGCCCGCCCGGTCCAACTACCTGGCGCACGATGTCGCGCGTAGTCATGCCCTGCACGAAGCCAGATTTAACGCCGGTCACCAGGCGGTTAATCTCGGTATCCTGCCAGCTGGTTAGCATGTCCTGGAAGTCTACCGGCTTACCTTCCAGCTGCAGCGGATTGAACTTAATGGCGGACCAGACTTGCTCGGGCGACGGAGCGGTGAAACTGGCGTTGACGTTTCCGGACAGCGTGTCGGTCGTCCAGTCGGTTTCGTATTCGGCCAGCTTCTGCAGGTCCTGCTGTAAGCGCTCCTCCCAGCCGCTGGATATGGCGTAAAGGATGTCCTCCAGGTCCTTTAACATGGCCTGCAGGCGGCCGCGCGTGCGGCTCTCGTCCCCGAAAGCCAGCACCTGCGTTTTCACCTCGTCGCGCATCTGCTGGATGAACGGCTCCAGCTCGGTAACCTCATGCGAGGCGTTACGCTGGAGCCAGATCTGGTGACTGATAAAGGCCGTTAAGATACTCATACCGCGGCCTGCTGCGTATTAGCTGCCGATGGAATGTCGCCGGTAACCGTCGTCGCCGTTCCGCGCGACGCGATCGGCTGGTCCGCGATGGCGTCCTGAATCTGCTCGTTAGTCCAGTTGGTAACCCCGGCCTCGCGCAGCGCCTCATAGTACGCCGTAGCAGGCAGATAACCGGCGTTGATGTCGGAGATCCATGCAGCGCGATCCTGCGCGGTCATTGACTTGAGGAAGAATTCCATATTCAGCTTAAACTCGATCTCCGATCCGTCAACGTTAAGCATATCGGCAACCCATTTAAGAGCGCTGGTGTATGCCTGGCTAACGTTACGCGCGATAGTAGCCATAACCGAAGTATCGGCGCCGCGCTGGATGCGGGCGGCCTCCGCAGTTACTTGCACCGTCGGCGTGATCAGCTGAGCGCCGATCTGCACGGCCTGCTGTTCTTTGTCCAACATGTTCTGCTTGGCGAGGTTATTTTCCTGCGCCTGAATTAACTGCGCTGTCCCGCCGGCGCCGATATTATGCCCGGTTCGCGAACCCATCTTAACGCCGTTGGGGTTAGCCGCTTTGAAGTTCTCCAGGCTCATAGACTCGCCCGGGCTAATGAACAAGGTCGGCTGGCCGACAACAAAACTTGACTCTTCGTTATCCGCACTGTTCCGGAAGTGCCCAATGTTCAGTTCCGCAAGCGGCAGCATTGGCGGGTCATCCGGCGTATGATCGTTATTCGTTGCACCGATAAAGGTAAACGGGATCACGCCTTTCAGATTGTCGCCGAGCTGTGGGTAAATAGTCTCTACCGGCTCCGCGTCGCCGCCTTCTGCCTTGAATTTATACAGCCGCTGCCGGTAGTTATTTTCGCTATCAATGTCGAGGACACGATATTGCTCACCGTACTGGATGTCGAACTCGTCGCCGGGAGATGAGTATTCCCACACCTCACGCAGTACGATCAGCGACACCCGGTTTACTGATCCTACCCGGGTCAGACGCCAGTTAATGATATTTTCGGCGGTATAGAAAACGATGACCGGGTTTAATAATCCCTCGTTTTGCTCCGCCATAGTCGCCGCGCCTGTCGGTGGAGCGTCCACTAGCAGCCCACCGCGGCCAATGGAGTCGATCTCCATAAGCGTGTCCTGGGCGTGCTGCCAAAGACCGACGCCGGAGCCGTCGCAATTATCCTTGAGGTATTCGAGTTCTTTCGGTATCGTCTGCTCTGGGTCTTTGCGCATCACGCTTCCGACCATACCTGATAGCGTCCGCTTAGTGAAGTTGTAGCAGATAGCCCCTTCTTCGTACTCACGCTGCCGTAGCTCGCCGTAAGCCTTGTCTGATTCATTTTTGCCTACGTTGCGCAGATACCGCTTTAGGTCTCCCGCGATTGCATGGCGGACCTTTTCCCATTTCGGGAAATACGCTTTGTACTCCCGATGGGTGGTCTTTACGTTCTGCCCCGCACCGGCGGTAATATTTTCGCTGATCATAGTGTCCTCGTCTTAAAGCGGGAATGAAACCGGGATCTGTTCAGGAGCATCATAGCTGACCGGGAACATGTAATCGATAAAATATCCGATCGCCGTCGTAATGTGCTGGTACTCGTTCTTTTGGTCTTCCTGGAATGCCGATCCCTGCTGCAGCTGCACCGTTGCAAGCCCTTTGTGGCTCCATGGCGCTGTCTGCGGATTGACATATAGGCTAACATGGTCGTCGGCGGTGCGGATCTTAGCGCGTACCGCGTTTTGGCGGTCCTTGATCGCCGGGTGCGCCGCCTTAACCCGGCGGGTGTACGTCCAGCCGTTCGCCGATAGCACGTCCTCGATGTCGTTATAATCCGACTTATGGCCGTGCTTTTCCCCCGCGCGCCCGGCGGGGTCGCCGTAAATGAAAACGTGCTTGTTCTGGTGGTCTTTGAACTTCTCCACGAACTCTTTGGCCGACTGCTTCGACACCGCGCTAATCAGCACTATCTCGTCGAGGATATAGACATCATCACCGCGGATAACGGCAACAGAGGACGAGAGCGGCGTAAAGTTCTGGTCGTGCATCCAGTGCAATGATTCATGCGGGAAAATAGTCGCGTTCGTGTAGTTGTCCTTGGAATATTCCTCGTAAATTTTCCCGTTCGCCGTCTCGAATGAAGCCCGGAATTCCTGGTTATATTGCTTCTTCGACATTATCTTGCGCGCTTCGGCGGCCATTTCCGGGAAGATTTCCTCGGTCATCCAGTGGAATACCGCATAATCCGACGAAACGCCGCTTTCTGCTGCCGTGCACAGGTCGTAATAGTGGTTGAGGCCGTCCGGCACGCCGAGAAGCCAGCACCAGGCGCGGTAATCTGGCCGGGTCGGGTTTACGGTGTTGAGCGCCGGGTAGATGTTCGCTTCCCACGATTCGGGCTTGATGTCGGCGAATTCGTCAATGCCGCCACCGGTCCAGGGGATACCCTCGATACGCTGCGGCTTGTCCAGGCCGATAACGTGGATCTCCGATCCGTTAGGCAAGTAGATGATCAGGTCCGATTCAGACGGGCGACGCGGGTGCGCGCAGGATAGCGTGAACGCTTTCAGGTCGTCCCAAAATATCTTTTTGGCCTGGGCGTGGGTCGGAGCCGCCGCGAAGTACATTCCCGGGATCTTGAATGCCTGTTTCACCAGGAAGCGCTTAAACCGCTCGGTCTTTCCGGAGCGGCGGCCGGCGGGTACCAGCGGAAACCGGATGCCGTCGGACACGGCCTTGATAAGTTTCAGCTGTACCGGGTGGTCTTTCAGTTCATACCATCGTGCGCGCTGGCGCTCCAGCAGTACGTTAACACTCATGATGGCATTTTCCCGATCAGCTCCGCCAGCTGTTCGCCGATATCGGCCTTATCTTTACCCGGGTCTACCGGCTCACGCATACCGTGGTTGCATTTCAGGATGAAAGTCGCACCGTTACCGCCTACACCGGCGGCGGACAGCTCCATGAGAAATGCTTTCTGCAGAGATTCGGCGTCGGCGTATGCGCGGTCCCATTCAGGCCAGTGCTCGCGCCAGTTGCGCAGCGTGTCACGGTTGACGCCGATCGACGCGGCGAAGCGCTCGAACGTCGGCAACTTGCTCTGCGGGATCACCTGCGCAGTGCCTTTATCCGTGTAGTGGATAATCCAGGACGCCGGCTCGGAGAAATAGCGCAGCAATGCGCCGCAATATTCCGGGCGGTAGTCGGTCGGTTTATCGTTGCTGCCGATGTCGTGCGGGAAGCGCTCGCCTTTCTTCCGTTTCGGCGGGACACCCCGTAGATGTTTCGGCTTCGGCTTTAGATTCATATAACCCCCATTATGCTTGCGTACCATACGCGCGCACCAGCGGCCCCCAGGGCCACGTTAAGGGGATTATATAGCGGTGGTGAGGATTAGGCAAAAGAAGCCCGCACGGAGGCGGGCAAGTGGGCTATTTCTGGTTTATGGCGCCTTCGTAGGCTTCTTTCATAGCATCGCGCACCCATCCTTGCGGTTTTTGGTTTGTTTTAACACACCATTCATCAAACGTAAGAACCGGCGCTGGCTGCGGTCCTGCTTCGCGATACACTGGAATATATCCGGGGCCTGCATCTTCGCTACCAGCCTCACCATCAACTACGCCGCGAGCTAAGTATGCATCATTAAGCCAGGCGATGGGCTCACGCGCTACTACCGGCGCTGGCTGCACGCGGTAGGCGCGTAGCGCTTCTATTGCCGCCTGAATCACTGCTTTGTTGCCCAGCGCCGTGTTAGGCCACGACAGACCAGCAAGCGCCCCCGCTATACGTATATTTTCTGCCACCGGCTCGGCTTCCATAGTCGCCAGGAGCATCTTATACGCGGCGAGGGTGTAATCCTCTTTCAGCGACCGCGCGCCCGATTCCAGCTCTGCGATACGGGCGGCGAGAGATTCTTTAGTTACGGTAGTTGTCATAGCGTAACCCCGCACTTTACGCAGAAAAGGCGGCTATCTACATCAAAAGCGGGGACGTGCTTGCACTTATTCAGGTTGCCACGATTCACCAGCTCGCGGCGGTGCTCCTGGGCTACACGTAACGCCGCCTCAATCTCTGCGATCTTGGCGTCGGCCTTCTTGATTTGCTCGTCGATTGTCATACGTCAATCCTTCTTATTTCAATGTCAAGACCCGCGGCCTCGGCGGCCGCGATGCCGAACGACATGCCTCGGGATATCCCGTGATCAATATAAACCACGCTTGCTTCGGCCACTTTACGCCACGCCAGACCTGCGTTAATGCCTTGTTCCCGTTCTTCTGGGATCGAGTCATCCAGAATGCCGGGCTGGGTGTACAGAAGATGCGAGGCTATCGGTGCTTCGCCGCGCATTAAGGAGTCTCGAACGCAGCGGCGGGCGTATTCAATGTTGCCGTTTATCTCTTCTGCGGTTTCGCCCGCGTAGGGTGATTCGAGGATTACGAGTCTCATTGTGATTTTTCCTCTGCGAAATAGGCCAGCGCCAGGAGAAAGGCGCGCTGGGACTGCGGGTTTTTAAGCAGGCCGAAACGGTGGCGGATGGTCGCCAGGTGCCGATCGAACGAATCGCGGCACCCTTCCTCATCGGCCATCCGCACAACGGCAGCGAGTAACGCTTCGTTAAACAACGCTGCATCGGCTGCCGCTACTGGTTCGGGCGCGATGGTAAACTCGGCGTCTTCCAGAAACTCTGTGCGGTAGCCTTCTTTGTACGGCTCTAATGGCCAGAACCAGGGAGCCTGTCGGTCTTTGTTATCGTCTTGAACACGGTTAAACATGTCTATTTCGTACTCCCGGCCGACGGTGAACCAGGACACCTTTGACGCGGTGCAAATTAGTTTCATTTCATTTGCTCCTTGCGCTTTTTCGCGATTGCTTTTCGCTGTTTCAGGAATGCCGCATCTTCCGCGGTCCTTAAGGTATGTCGTGCGAAGCTAAAATCGATGTCATTCTCTTCTACGAAATCAAAGAATGCGGTCATGGCCTTTACACAATCTTCTTTCAGTTTAGCCAGTTCTTTAAGGGTGCTTGTCTGGTTGGGCATTTCGTTTGCTCCTGTGTAGTTGACGATATGAGTATAATCATATTGCAACCAACATTGCAAGTAGCGCGCAAAGAAAAAGCCCCAGCTGTTAAGCCAGGGCTTTCGGACCGTCAGGAGCAAATCAATCGTGTGCCATGAAAATATAACACTACTTCACGGCTCTGCCAATAGCTTCGGCCTCGGCTGCCGATTTGCCGTCGAACAGCGCGAGCCGCCCGGTTGCGCGCCGGCGCAGCCCCAGCATCACCTTACCACCCTGATAGATGAACTGCGGCAGCTTGGTGCGCAATGTCGCAATATCCCCGCGTCGCAGCGCCAGGCCGGTTCCGGTACTGGGCGCGATCACTTTCGGCCCGGCGTTGAATACCAGGTCCACCATAGCGTCGAAGTAGGGCCCGGTAACCAGCGGATGCGCCACCGCGTCGACCTGGCGCTCGGCCTCCGCCATATCCTGGCGCAGTAACGCCAGGGCATCCGGTTCGGTGATGCTCGCCGGCGCCTGGGCCCGCGTACCGGTATGGCCGTAGCCCCAGGTCAGGATCCCGCGCTCCTTCTCTTTGGCGGTCGCGTAATACGGCACAGGCTTAAACGTCTCCCAGCGCCGGGCGAATTCAACGGCGTTATCGCTGACTGTTCTTCGCATGGATTAACCTCCGATACTTGATATAACGCACCGACTTAACGCAGGCGCTGCGCAGAAATGACAAGGTGACCAGCACAAGGAGTGTTGACCAGATGAATACCGGCGCGCTGCCGTCTTTGTAGATGTGGATCAGCCCGGCGCCGCAGGTGAGAAACAGGCCCATGAACACCAGGCGGCCCAGCAGGCCGTCGTCGACCCAATGGGCATAAATGTTAAACAGCGCGGTCATGGCGATAACGGAAAGGCAGAAGGCACTAAGCATGGCTATTTACCCCACGGTAGTTTAAAGCTGCTCGCCGCCACTTCCAGGGCCTCGAAGAATTTCCACCAGAAGGCGCCGATCACGAATGGCACCAGGTATTGCCCGTCGGTATCCGCCAGCTCGAAATAGCGGATCCCAAACGGTGAGAAGTAAACGGCACAAGCGGCACCGGCGGCCAGGTGTGCGCAGCGCTTCCACAACGGTAGCTGCTCTGCTTTCTTCACCTGGGCCACGATCCCGCCGCATACGGCAGCGACGACAAGCCAGAAATATCTGTCCATCAAAAAGGACCCCCGAATGAATAGTATTCGGGGGCAGTATAGGGCGATTTAGGATTAATCTGCAAATTACCAGTTTGTGTAAAGGCGACGGGCCGGCTTATTCGGGATATCGTAGTACCCGCGTTTACGCCAAAGCATGTAAATCCTTCGGGCCACTACCGCGCGTGCCTTGGACGAGAATAATCCGATTAGTATCTTCTTCGTCCCGTCGTAGAAATAGGCAGCCCACCCACCGCTTCTGCCGTCGAATGATATGCCCGGTACGTGTTCACCCTTGCGGGTGCTGCGTATTTTAGCAGGCGCGCGGGTGCGACCAAATTTGCGGGGCTCGCTTTGCTTAGGCTTAGGTGTCTCCCGCGGCTCGCTTGGCCTTGGCGCCCGGCGCGCTTTGGGTGGCGGGTTTGCGATCTCCTCCGCGCGTTTCAGGATGTCGGTTGCAAGGCTCATTCGTAAACATCCTCCACTTTGCCGCATACTATGCAGATTTTCAGGTCTGGCTCACGCGATTGTGGCTGCCATACGTGGTTACATTCAGCGCATTCCACCGGTTCAGCCTTCGGCCCTTCCAGCTCGGAGATCAGCCGGTTGATGTACCATTGCGCCTTCTTCACGTCCTCCAGGCCGTTCTTCGCCTCGTAGCGCCAGAGGTACTTGATGACGTTGGCCGTGCATATGGCTTCTGCCCCCGATTTATTTACGGTAGCGGCTTCCATCGCGTCGATACATTCCACGCTGCCGTTGTTGTAGTGCGACGGGTGGTTTACGTTGTCAGTCATTAGTCAACCTCCAGGCCGAGGCTTTCCAGTTCGTCCATGATCTCGTCGATACGGCGGTTAAGTTCGGCCAGAACAGCGGAGCGAACCGCCTCGACCATAGCGGCGTCCTGATATGCGCTGGCGATAGTGATCCCTAATCCGGTACCTCGTACAGATGCCAGCTGCTGGCGCAATTCGGCAATGCGCTGGTACTTGGCATACGCCATAGACAGATTTCCGATTTTCATGGTCATTTATCCTTACTAATTCGTTTTGGTGAACAGTACGCGCGAATCTGCGCGTCGGGGCGCTGGCCTTCGAACAGCACCAGCGAGTTTTCCGCTTTACGGGCGGCCGCCTGGCACGCCTCCAGCGTATAGAACGTCTCGGTAGTGGGTGGGGACAGCACGCCCTGCGCCAGCACCCAGATAAACAGGACAGATGTCATTCGCAAACGCCCTCCCCCAGCGGTTTCTGTTTACGGCATTTCACGCATTCGAAATACTCTGGCACTGGGCCGCACGATGGCCCAACGACCCATAGGTGATCGCACTCCGGGTGTGCGGCTGCCGCTGTGCGCTCCTCGACCGCCTGGATAACGGAGATGCGGACGCGGTCAGAAGGCAGCGCCTGCACGTGGCCGTTTGCGTTGACCCGGATAAACGCCAGGCCGGTGATCTGCGCTTCGCGTAACGCCTCGGCGAACGCGTTCAACACTTCATGCTCACGGTTCATAATCAGCAATCCTCTTTGCGGCAGCCGCGTTGCTCTAGTAGCGCTTTGCGTGTCCGGCGCTCCTGGTAGTTGTTGCCGATTAAGTCGAAGTGATGCTCGAGATGCTTTGATACCCAATAAACCTGCCCTACTGGGGCGCGTCCTATTGTAGGATTAGTCGGCCGCAGCACTCTTGGCCACTCTATGACGAGCACGGCGCTTCCGGTGAGTCTGTGACGCAATATCTGGCCTTTCTTAAACATTAGCCACCCCCATCCATGACTCGGGCAGATATGATTGATCATTGCCGTCTACTTCGGTCACGGCCCACATCCCTAAGCGGGTGTTAAACCGATCCAAAACATAGCTACGGCCGTTTAGCTTACTAACCACGATATCGCCTTTCTTAAACATGATATTTGCTCCTCTCGTTTCGGTCCTCTGAGTATATGTCTAAATCAATGTTGGTTGCAATACTGTATAGCAAAAATAAGGGCCGCGATAACTGGTATGGTAGTCTACTAGTCAACTAGCCTACTTGTGCGCGTGGGGTGCGGAATTCGCTAGGACTAATCTTAATGGCGACCGACAATCCAGTTACTCTCTTTTGGTTGCTTTTCTCTTCGCAACCAATTTCGATTTACTAAGGCGTTTCGCCTCCCTGGACTTCATGCTGCCAATATATCGAGTTAACCAAACCTCGACACTCAATCCGCACTGTTCAGCCCTCTGTGAGATGTATTCGTACGCATTGTCTGACACTGTTATTTGCTTCATATTCCCGCCTCCTGATACTTGCTGCCGTGATATTTACATTCTAGCTATTGCGAACTCGCAAAAAATATGATACGATCACTGCGTTCTCTTGGCGACGCCCGCCAAAGGGCAGCTCGCCTGAGACGCAATAACGTGATCGACTCACTTTGCGAAACAAAATCCCTCCATAAATCAATCACTTACCTACCGACTCGCAATCCATTTTTGCGAAAACCAACAAAAACGTCCTAAGTCCTTGAAAACGTTACTCGCAATTTCATTCGCAAAATTTTGCGAGTCTTGCGAGTCGATTCGCATTACTCGCAACACGTATTATTTTACGAGTTTAAGTCCTCATCACTTGCAACCAATTCCGGCGGGTCAAAATCGTTTAAGCCAGTCGGCAGCCGGTATTGTTGGTTGTAAACTTCGCCCGTATCCGGGTTGCGACCATGCACTAAAACCCGTCGTCGCACTAACTCTTCCAGCACTTTTTTATAGTTGCCGCTGGTGAACTTGTTTCCGCCGGCTGTGCCGATGGCATATGGTGAATAGCCTTCCGGGCGATCATCCAGAAGTTCTAGCTGGGCCACCATCACCTCTTCGGCCTTGTTCTTGGGTCCTGCGCCGCCGGAGGCTTTCACCGCCTCCCGGGCCACTTCGGCAGCTGGCGATTCGAATGGCGCCAGGGCGACCGGTACCAGATACAGTGTTTCGTCACGCGGCGACATCTCCAGCGGTTTCGGCGTCCAGCCGGACAGCTGATCGGAAAAGTCCGGGCCGGCGGCGGTGGACAGGTACGCGTTTACCCGGTCGGCGTGCGCCTGGGGGACGTCGATTTTACATTTCAGCAGGACGAAGCCGCGGGGCGACTGCTTGACGCCGTTACGCGCTTTTTCGTGATAGAGGTTGATCTGGTGCGGCTTGGTCTCGTCCGGCTGCTCGATGAAGTAGGCATAGTCGACGGCGCCATGCAGTGCGCCGGAGCCGCGGGCGGTACGCTGGCCCGAGGACGACTTCGCCGGGTGGTGGATAACGCCCGCGCTGCCGCCGGTGGTCTCGGAGATCTGTTTCAGCGCTCGAACAATCTCGCCCATATCTGTCGGGGAGTTCTCATCGAACGGTTTTTTAGCCGTGCTGCGCATGGCGACGGTCTGGTTAAGCGAGTCGAAGGCTATCAGACCTACCGGGGCGTCGCCGGCCGCGTCGCGTATGATTTTGCATACCTCTTTCACGCCCCGCGCGTCGGTGATATCGATGCCTTTATCCTGCAGGTCGATGATATGCAGCCAGTCCAGGTCGTCCTGGTACATTTTCTGCAGCGCCTGCTTACGATGCAGGCTGGTCTCGCCGCCTTCCGCATCGAAATAAAAGTTGTGCGCACGCACGACACGCCGTCCGCCGAACGGGATCCCGGCGGAAATAGCCGCCATCTCGCCGAGGACGAAAAACGACTTACCGATGTTTGACTCGCCGGCGGCGTACCAGGTGGATTTGAAATTGATCAGGCCCTCGATAATGGGATCGCGCTTGGTGAACAGGGTAACCGGGTCGTCGTCCAGGTCCTCGTCGGTACACTGCCCGGCGGACGGGCCATCCAGCGCCGCCATTACCTCGGCCTCGTAGACGTAGGTCACCTCTTCTTCGGGCAAATCCGGCAGCAGTTCGGCGATCTGCTTTTTGCTGATATTGTGAGCTTCCGGTAAATACTGGTCCGGCACACCGCAAAGGCGCAGCATCATGTGCTGGTGGGTGTTGTGCTTTTTGCAGTGGTCGTGCTGGCACGCGAAGCGCACCTCGGGGTGAAGCGCATCCGGCATCATGATTGCCGTGCTGCCGTCGGTCCCGTCGTTGTCGCTGTGCTGGTAGTGGTTGGGGCACTGTATGGCGAAGCCGCGGCCAGAGGATAGCGGTTCGAGGCCCATCTCCCAGCACCATGCGGCGATAGCCTGGCTGTTCTCGCTGGCGTTCTCCAGCGCTTCGTCGGTCCAGTTGGTCGAGCCCGATTCGTCCGGAACGTCGAACCGGTGGCGCAGTATCCGGCGGACGCTGGCTGGCGCGCCGCGGTGGTCGATGGTCTCGGCCTCAATGTGCGGAGCGAACATAAGGCGGGCGCGCTGGAAAGCGGTTTCGTCCATCCCTTTCGCGCCGGTCAGCCCGAGCATATCGATGAATTTATGCTGACACGGCCAGATCTCATCCGCCAGCATCGGCCGGTCTGTCGGGATGAGGAAACGCCAGGAGCGCGACTTAACGCCGCCTTTCAGGTCGTGCCGGTCGCCGCAGGTAGAGTAAGCGAAGAAAGTAAAACCGCCGTCCTCCAGTGCGCGACGCACCCGGCGGATCTCTTTGCTGGATACTTTGTCGATGTCGATAAACAGCAGGGACCTGGAAATGACGTTATTGTTATTGCGCTTGTTGCGCTCAAACTCCGCAGCGACATACGGCAACCGTCCTTTCTTTTCTTCGTAGCGATCTTCGGTCTCGCTGCCGTCAATGGATACCCCCAGCACGGGGTCGGCGCCGATCTCCAGCAGGTCGTCGATAAACTCATCCCAGGAGGATTCGAAAGCCTTCGGGCGATTGTCGGTTTTATGCCGGCCGAGAGAATAGGATATTTTTGATTTTAACCGTGGCATTGTTTATATTTACTCCTGGTATTTATGACGCGCTTCTGGTAAAGCCTCTCCGTTTTGGATGAGGCTTATTTTTTATCCGGGGTGCCTTCCCCAAGCGCAAGCCAGCGAGCATCGCACTCCAGCGCGTCCGCCAGGCGAAAGATACGCTCCATATTCAGGCTTTTAGTCCGCCCGTTCTGCACAAATGATAAAGCCGACTGCGAGAGACCCCCGCGCATTACAACATCTTGCTGGCGCAGGCCAAGCTGTTTCATCCGCGCATTAACGCGGAGCTGGAAAGGGTTACGGCGTGCTGTTGCCATTATAGGAATCCTCTTAATAGATAGGTTGACGTCTGCAATACTATAGTATCTAACCGCACATAATCAAGCATTCTCTGGTGATTAGCACTAAGTCATTGATTTTAACGGTGCTGCAATTTAATTTGAAAAATCACTTGCAATCCCGATTTATCTGGACATATTATTACATCGCCGAAACGCAACCAACTTAACTAAACGAGGATTTACCATGATTGAGAAATTTTACGCACTGCTGGAGCGCTTTGTTATTGCCCATGAACTGATCGCCGCTAACAGCCGCCCGGTAACCGGTGCGGGCGGTTCGACCCCGGCCAAAGATAGCGAAGCACAGAACGGCAGCGCGCCAACCAAAACCACCCGCACCCGTAAGGCGCCGGCACCGAAAGAAGAACCGGAAGACGACGAGCCGGAAGAGAAGACTACCACCAAAAAACGCGGCGGCAAAACCGAAGCGCAGGCCAAAACTACCCGCGGTAAGAAAGGCACCGACAAACGCGCTGCGATCGGCGAAATGGCAAAAGCTGCCGTAGAAGGCGACGGCCTGGACGATGACGACGCCGACGCGCTGGTGGATAAGTTCGACGACCTGCTGGAAGACTTCGAAGTTAAGAACGTCAAAGAGCTGGACGACGATCAGGTGGACGAATTCCACGACGCGCTGAAAGAGCTGATCGAAGAATTCTACGACGCTGAATAAACGATCTGCCCCGGTGCGCCGGGGCTCTTAACCAGGAGTAAACCGTTATGCGCCTTACCAAAGATATTAAAAACCAGCTGATCACTAACTTGCTGAAACAAGCCCCTCTCGGCCTGCGCGCCATCGCGTGCATGGAAGAGCGCCGCGACATTGTGAAGACCGCGCGCCTGCTGTGCCTCGCTGCCGAGAAGACAACCGACCTGGAGATCCGCGGCCTGCGTGAAATGATTAAGCGCAAGGGTGCGGCGGTCGACAATAATTTTGTAAGTGTCTATGCCGCGGTTTGCGAAGTGGACAAAGACAATTATCACTCTTACACCATCGACTTTGCCGTCGGTGGCGAGGTCCAGTGTCGAATGCTGGACGGGTTCGACCGCTACTATCAGCCAGGGATCGGGCGCCGTGCGCTTCATGATAGTGAATATTTTGGCTGGTGGCTGTATGAGCTGGCGGAGTTCAAGGATGATGGCTACTTCCTGCCGCGTGAGCGCGTCCTGATCGATGCCGACCCGGCATTGCAGGAGCGTATCGCGAAAGCGGATGCGGAGTATCGGGACCTGTTCTCGGAAGTTGTAGCATGGCGCGCGACCATGCGCTCAAATCTGTCGGCGGTGAACACTTCCGAGAAATTGCGCGAAGTATGGCCGGAAGCATTCCCATTCTTACCGGCGCAGGCCAAAACGCAGACGGCAGCGATCGCACTGTCACCTGAAACCCTTAACGCTTTATGTGGGCTACCAAAATGAAATATACCCTTATGAAAGGCCGCGACTCCCGAGACAACGTGATCGCCTTCTGGCTCCTGCGCACAGACGGCGAGACGAAAGAATGCGCTTACCTCGGCAAATGCCCGCCGCCGGGTAACCGTGGCGCGCAGGCCGCCCGCATTAAGCAGGTGACCATGGTTAAGCCAGATTTTTATGTCTTTGAGGACCAGTCGATGTTTGCGCTTCACTGCGACTATGCGTCGGCGTCACTGGTCGCAACCTGGGAGACCGTGTAATGACCAATGCAAGCGGCAGCAATCACGAACACGCCTTGCTGTCTCCGTCCGGGTCCAAAAAATGGCTGGGGTGCTCTGCATCCCTGCTGTGCGAGAAGGACATCCCGAACGAAAGCGGCCAGGCGGCCATTAATGGGACCGCGATGCACGCGGTATCAGAGGACCTTTTAAACCGGCATATTAAAGGCGAGACAACCGTAACAGCGGCGCATTACAAGGGCGTCTACGTCCTGAATGAAGGCAAAGGCCCGATTAAGGCGGTGGTGGGCAAGCCGCCAGCTGGCTCGGTACTCATCAACGATGAATTCGTGACCATGGTCGAGCGCTACACCGATTATGCGCTCGGGATCATCTCATCCGCTGAGTACGTGAAGATCGAGATGCGCGCCGAGCTGACTAAGTTACTGCACCCAGGCTATCTGGCTAATTTTGCTGACGAGCGCACGGGAGAGATCCAAGTTAAAACCTTCGGCACGGCGGATCTGGTTGCCGTTATCCCGCGCACAGACGGGACATTTATGCTGCTGGTCGGTGACCTGAAAACCGGTCGGCACGCGGTCGACGCGAAGGAGAATAAACAGCTGATGCTGTACGCGCTGGCTATCCTGGCGAAGCTGCGCAGGCTGTATGACATTACGCTGGTGCGCCTGGCGATATTCCAGCCTTATTGCGGTGGCCCGTCAGAGTGGGACATCACACCGGAGGGACTGGACATCTTCCGTAAGTTCGCCAGCAAGCGCGCGATCGAGGCGCTAGACGTGTACTACGGCGGTAAGAAAAATCTTAAGGCCAACCATTTCAAGCCCTCGGCCGACGCGTGCCAGTGGTGCCGGTTCAACGAGAAATGCAACGCCAGGACGAAGGCCGCTATCCAAACGGGCGGCACTACGGCAACCGATGCCGACCTGGGCGACGAGCGGCCTGCTACGGCATTCGAGGCGCTGGAAGCGATTCGCAAATTGTGCAACGATGCTGATGTTATGGACGTGTGGGACCACGTAACGCCTCATACAATACTTGCGCTCATTCCGGATCAAGAGACTCCGAAGGCCGACGACAATCACGAAATGACGCCGGAGGAGCTGAAAGCGGCCTATGAAAAGCTGCCGGAGTTGCGCCAGCACATCGCCACGATCGAAAAGGCTATGCATGCTGCGTTGCTGTCCGGCGTTGCGGTGCCCGGCTATAAGCTGGTTACAGGTAACGAGGGTAATCGCAAATGGTCTGATGCCTCGAAGGTTACCGAGACGCTGGAAGGCGCCCGCATCAAGCGCGATATGATGTACAAGGAATCGCTGATCTCGCCTACCGACGCGGAGAAAGTCTTTAAGACCGAGAAGCCGCGGATCTGGCGACGCCTTGAAAAGCTGATCGAGCGCGCCCCCGGCAAGCCAACAATTGCGGCAGCGGACGACCCGCGCGCCGAGTGGAAACAAGCATCCGATGAGGATTTATCATGATTATTAAACTGTTTGAGTTTGTCGGCCTTGTGCTCGCATGGGTGGTGCACGGCCTTGCGATAGGGCCTATCGTTTTTCTGGCACTTGTTGTCCTACTTATCCGGCCTTTGATTAGCGAGGAGCGCCTGGACGCTATCGGCGAATGGGGTTGGCCAGATAAATACGAGGCCTTTATTACGAAAATAACCGGCGTAAAAGTTTGACATCTGCAACCAACTAAATTAACGTATTCATACCGGCTCGGCGGTTTCCGGGAGAAACGCAAAAAGTGAGAAACGAAAAATGGGAATCAAAGTAAACCTGAAAAATGTACGCATCGCATGGTTTTATGGATTCGAGAAAGCGAAAGCGAAGAATGACGGCGAAAAGGACGCATATCGCGTCGAAATTCTGGTTGACAAGGACGACCACAAAAATATTGCCAAGCTGGACGAAGCGGCATTGGCGGTAATGACCGAAGCACTTAAATCGGAAAAGGCTGCCGAGAAATGGCTTAAGCGCGAAAGCGGGCTTGATGGCAATATCTCCAAAGATTGTGCCATCAAAGACGGCGACGAGCGCGACACGGAAGACGAAAATTACGAGCACAAAATCTGGATCCGCGCTAAGTCGTATAAACAGCCGCGTATCCTGACCAGCGAAGGTGAAGAAACCCGGGACGGCGAAGAAGACCTCGAAGGAAATGACCTGGAAGGCAAAGTGCCTTACGGCGGCTGCTTCGCCAACGTGTCGATCGAATTGTGGGGCCAGAATAACGACACAGGCAAAGGGCTGCGCTGTAACTGGCTTGGCGTGAAATTCGTCGAAGATGGTGAAGCGTTCGGCGGCGGTGGCTCCAGCGAGCGCGCCAACGACGATGACCTGGATGACGACGATGAAGACGACACACCACGCCGCGGCAAGTCCAAGCCGAAACCGTCCCGCCGCTCGCGTGACGAGGAGGATGAAGACGAAGAGGCCGAAAAACCCCGCCGTCGACGTTCTCGCGATGAGGACGACGAAGACGAGGAGGAAGAGCGACCGCGCCGCCGTCGCCGCTAAAATCAAGGCCCGCGAAAGCGGGCTTTTTCATATCCGGAGCGTGAGCCATGTATAAACTCAACCGAAACCGACCCCATGAAACACGAATCCCCGTCGGGCTGCCGCTGGACGTCGAGGGCTTCCGGCAATATCTCATAGAAAAAGGGATAGCGGCATCCGTTCAACTGGTATCCGAAGAGCTGCAGCAAATGCGGCGGGAGTTGCTGGACATTATTGATCAGCTGGACGCAACCGACGAGGACCTGGAATGAAGTTCGATAACCTTTTTCTCGACACTTAAACATTCAGCGCCTGTGACCTGAAAAAATG